CTGAAGGGGCTGGAGGATGTCATCAGTGCGGTCTTTCCCGGAACCCCGCTGCAACGCTGTACGACGCACCTGAAACGCAATCTGCTGAGCTGCGTGCGCAACGGCGACAAGGGAGAGCTGGCCGAGGATCTGCGGCAGCTCTTCCGTACGGGGGATCGCAGCTATACGGTAGAGAGAGCCTGGGAACAATGGCAGGCGCTCTGTGAGAAATGGGGGCAGGATTACCGCAGTTTTCGACGACGGGGCGAAGACCCAGCCTACAAAGCCTACTTCACCTATCTGAACTACGAGGCAAGGATTCAGTCGATGATCTACACGACGAACTGGATCGAGCGTCTGCAGAAGGATTTTCGACGGGTTACACGCATGCGAGGAGCCATGCCCAGCGAGGAGTCGGTCCTGTTGCTGATGGGTAAAACGGCCATGGATAAGAAGTCCTACCTGAGGCCGGTGCCTCGGATCGACCTGGATCGGGTTTTATTCCCCGAGTGAAGACTATAACACAAAAATAAGAACAACACGCCGCGGCGTGTGGATCTGAAAACAAGAATCGCTATATTTGCATATCTGAAGAATCTGAAGGCACCTCCCCAGACACACTTTTTGAAACACTACCGTTTGTCGAGCAGGGAGAGGTTTCCCGTGTAGTCGTATCTGAAGTCCATAAAAAACGTGGGTTGCCGCATTGACTTACCACGCATTCAGGCCTTCGCTGCCCCTCTCGAAATAAGCAACACGGACAGCCCACGCGAAACGCATATTGCACATAGCGCGCCAATAGCACACCGATGCAATATATACGTTCACGGAGCGTCCTGTCACATTTCTTTCGAGAGATCAAAGTTGCGAAGTTTGAATGCGAAAGAAAACGTAACGAAACGTTCGTAATATGTTAGTTCCGCGGATCGGCACGGAACCATCTACAAAAATAGGAAATTAAATCGGAAAACCGCTAACGGCCGCCGATTTTTGCGGAACCTCTTGTTTTAGTTCATCGTTCTGGTCAGTTCAAAGATTGAGATCTTATCAATTCCCGCGTTATTGCATTGTTGTAAAACGTTGGTAATATAGTCATCCGACCAAAATGGATGTACGATGATTCCCTTGATTACGCCTGAATCATTGACAGCAAAGTAATGACCAAATTTAATCTGACTGTGTAGTTTCTTTTTCTTTAGTAGACTGTCGAGATTATTATCCATGAAGTCCTTCCAATATTCGACATCGAAATTGACAAAGAGCGCTTTGTCTGCCGCCATTCTTGACAAATCAAGGCCAAGACGCCAATCCAATATCATGTGATATTGTTGGTTGGAATAGTCTCGGATGCAATCATAGCAAGATGAGATGCAGTTTCGCATATGGTCCGGAGTGCATAACGTGTCATAAATTGCTCCACCCTTCAATAGAGGTTGCAATAGAGCTTCGGTCGGAACTTGTGCATATTTGCGTCCGCTTAAATAGTTGCAATATCCCGAACCATTTTCCAGCTTTTCGACAATAAATACCTCCGGGTCTCCGGTTTTGATGGATATATGATATCCGATATCGAGTTCGGATGTATCTATGTCAAGATAGCAGGCAATTGCCTTGCGAATTAAATACCCCCAGGAATAATATGCAGCCCGTATGGCAAAATAGTTCGCGTTGTCTTGCAACGGATTAAGACAAATATCCCGAGGAACCATCTTCAGTGCAATGGTCATGACTCCCGTGGACTTCGATACGACAAAAGCCAAGTCTTTTTCGTTAAATAGGGTTAACGCACTTTGTCGAGTTTGTGGATAGGCACTTCGAGCAACCCAGGTATCGCTCATTTTTGACGTTTTTGAATGAGCGTATTGCCCCATATGGTAGAGTTTGCCATTGTTGTCATTGACCAAATGAACAAGACCTTGAGTGGGAATTACATTGTTGCGCAAGTATAGGTTTCCAACAGGATTGCACTCCTCCAAAGAGGCTTCACAATCTAATCGAATCTCACTGTTGGGAGAATACCAATCATAGGATCCGTTAAAGTCGTGAACCGGTTCATCGTAATCTACACAATACCCCAGTGGTGAACAAACCTCAATACGTTCCATCGGGTTGCCGCAGACCGGGCAATTGGCCGTATCACTATCCAACTCCAAAGTTGAATAGGCGCAACTTTGGCATCTGAATAGTGGCTTCCTCAGTATATTGAGGCTATCTGCTTTCAGAAAGACATTGGCCTTTCTACCATAATCAGCAACTCCAACAGCTCGATATACCTTTTTGTCCTTTACAATCTCATGTCCAGGAGCAAATGAGTTGAGTGCTAACTCCATATCGCGATTCACGACATCGGTAGCCGGTAATTTATCCGGGAACTGCAGGTATAAATTTCGCGTCCGTGTTGGAAATCCGAACATGGGCAACATCCCGGCATTCGCCAGACGTTCACTTAATTGTGTCTGTGTATACTCGCTACTATTGGCGATCTCGGTAATGCGGTCAATTAGCTTTTTCTGAATATATTGGAGCATGTCATCCTTATCCTCCTTTGTGAGATCTGTACATCTCGTGACAATCTGGATGATGGATTCGATCTCCGATTCATGGTTCTGGATCCATGTAGCGACAATTGTTTTGTTTTTATTCCAGGCCGAAGCCGTTCCGAAATTCCCATGAACACTTTCTTGTTTGGAGGACTCCTGAATCGATTTGAGCGCATTATGCAATACCTCCTTGAATACCACTCTCTCTGCAATCTCTTTGATTCGGACCTCCAGATATGGATCCTTCGGTATGGCAGAAACCATACGTGCCGGCTCAAAATAATGGGTCAGATCATGACTTGATCCTTTAGCCACGGTTAAAGCAATAGACAACGGATTCCCGCGACGGCCGGCACGTCCAACACGCTGCTGGTAATTGAATCGTTGAGGCGGAACATTACCCATCATGACGGCAGACAGTGAGCCGATATCGACTCCTGCTTCCATCGTGGTTGTAACGCTCAACAAATCGATCCCGTCAACAGATGGCACCTCCCCCGGAAGAAATATTTCTTGAAAATGTCGTTGGCGTCGCCGTGATTCATCGCGAGAGGTTTGCCCCGTCATTTCCTCGCAATGGAGACGATAGATATCGTTGGTTGAGTTTACAAGTGATACATAATAATCCGACGCATCCTCCAAATCGCTTTTTTGTATCGTTTTAGGTTGAGACAGGTTGCCAAGACAATTGGTACAGATGCCATTAGACGGCTGCATATGAATCGTCTTACATTTTGGACATTGCCAATATTTCATCCCCTCGTATGCTTTATGGAAAGCAATTTTACGGCCGGTTAAAGCGACTTTGTCGTTGGCAATGATCTCCAGCTTCCTTAATAATCGTTTGATTTCGTTTAACTTGTTATCGGAGTCTTTGTGGGTGAGTCCATAGACCCGCATTACAAAATTGCGCACAATTCCTGGGAATGAGTCATCAATTGAATATCTCGATTCAAATCCAACCACTCTTCTTTTTTCACCAAGAATGCGAATAATTGAGTCTAACAGCTCTTTTGTCTGGGAGGGTAGATTTTCTGTCCCTACGCAGGTTGCGTAACCCAGTTTCATGGACTCGAATGACTTCTTTTTGTAGGCAAAAAGACTTATTATTTGCTCCTCGTTATTTTTTTTACGAATCTTGTTAAGATATTCTCGATCGTAATCTCCCAAATCAACCTTTGGTGTGCCAGTCTCAAAATCAAAAAGGCTCCACCAGGGAGTGGTGTTTAATAGTGAATTTTGAGCCAAGGAGGGATTTGGTCCAGCCGGATTCATTCCGATATTTAATAGTCCCTTAAATACATCAGCAGTAATATTTTCCAGGTTGACATCTTCGATAGACGCATATATCGTATCGAGGCGAGCTTTTTCTTCAGATTTTAGCAAACCTTTGTCTTTGGTTCGAATCAGATCGATGAGTTCAATATATGTTCCTCTGTTATAAAGTTTCGTCAACATATCGAGGTCCTCTCTGGAAGATATGTCGCCGAACTGAAATTTTTTTAAGAAATTAATGACTTTGGAGTCTCCTTTAAGAGCCTTCAGCATCAGCCATCTCACCGCATCACGATAATGATCCAATTCAATGCCTGCCGATAGCTTGGCGGCGGACTGCCGACTATCGGAGAATAGCACTACTTTTGTATTGTTTTCATGCGCATTCTTCATCGAACGGATCAATGAATCGGCAAGAACCTGATTTACCTTTTGTAGTCCGGTCCGATGTGGCTTTAGTGGAGTCAATTTCCTTTCTTCATTTACACGGTATGCCACTTCGCATTGTGGGCATTGATTGGGTAGTTGTGGGTCCGCTTCTTCTTCCTGGCGATGCAACCAATAGGTTCCATAGCGATCCAGCTTGATAATTCCTGTTACCGAATCAAAATTGACACGAACCCATTTTCTTTTGGTAGCAACTTTGTCATCCATGGAGCCCTTCCATAGAACAGCATATGGGTAAAATGTTTGACCGATAGGTCTATCCACCGAAAGCAAGAATGTTCGATTGTCTTTTTGTCGAATATACCCACCCAAGAAGGCCTCACCACAACTTTCACAGATGATCAACTCGAGGACGGCATGCCCGCAGCTGCAAACGGTACGGGGAGAGCGATAAAAACGTCCCAAGGTTCGTCCATCAAATTGGTACTCTTTTTTGACCTCAGAACAAGCGGGATTGGAGCATACCCATAAACCGTTGACAGAGCGGAAAAAGAAATGAGCTCGAAGTGGTAGGACAAAGTTCCCGTCTTCCTTGCTTTGGCATATGATTTTTAAGAAGGACGAAATAAAAGGTAGGGCCTGATCACCTTTGATGCCCATTTTGGCTGCAATACTAATAACATTTTGCGCGATAATTCGTCCTTCGGGGTCTGTCATTGCAAATTTCAGCCATTCGACGAGATGGTATTTTCGCGTAATATCGATATAATCGCTGCAGTCCAATGACGCAAACAACTGTTCGGTGCGTTCCTTCTCTGGGATTGAAGAATTCGCATAATCTACGAAGGCCTCTATCGGAAGTTTATCTTGGGGCCGACTTGCAGCGGGTTCGGGCTCGTTGGAGAGAAGGCAGAATTTCTTAGTGTACGCATCTTTCGAGATACCAAAAAATTCGCATAGAAAATCTTTGGTCTGCTCATTTTCTCCCATTGACGCACTCGAAGCGAGAAATTGAACTTGCGGAGAGTCGGGAGTTAATCCCAGTCTATCCAGCAAGATACGAATCAGATACGCAACTTCTGTCCCGGCTGTTCCTCGATAGGTGTGCAATTCATCAATGACCAGGTGGAAGACATGAGAAGGATCCTCCTTAAGCCACTTCTTGGTCTCTTCGAATATGGGCGCTTCAATATCTCTCGTCAGCATGACATTGAGCATGCTGTAATTGGTAATTAAGATGTCGGGAGCATTTTGTTGCATGGAAAGGCGGTCCCACATCTCAGCACTATCCGAATCCATGCACGGGACATGGTAGAGCAATTCGCTATTACCGGTTTGTTTGGCAGATTCTTGAGCTGCCTTCCAGTCCTCATTTAACTGCTTGCGTTCTTTCCGGATGTTCTCTTGGGCAATATCTCCTCGACCACTGACAGGGGTGCTGCCAGTGTAACGCCCGAAGAAAAATCTATTTCCTCCGCGACAACGGTCTAACCAATCCAAAGCCCGTCCTTTCCCTTGTCCATTAAGAGCTTTGCGAAGTCGGATCATTTGATCCTCCGCCAATGCATTCAGCGGATAAAGAATCATGGCGCGCATGGCTCGTGGTCGATTTGTTTTGTCCCATGTGCGTGACTCTGATATGAGATCGGCAAAAATAGGCAGTAGGAAGCATTCTGTCTTACCGGATCCAGTTCCTGTTGTTACGACAATATTCTTCCGGTTGATAGCGGCCTCTTTGAGGGCATTGTATTGATGTAGATACAATCGCCGTTTTTCGGCTTTGTCATTAAAGAACAATCCACATTGCACAAAATCAGCCAGCTCGCTGTTTACCCCTTCATTTTTGCAGAAGTCTTCCAGCGAAGCATATTCCTTGTATCTGGGAACGATCTCGATAATGGGAGGTTGGCATATGGCTCCTTGTTCGCTGATCAGACTATTGCGTTCTTCGTTGTAATACTCATTGAAAAACGGGATGCCGCTACTGATATACTTGAGATATGTTTCTCTCAGTTCATTATAGATTTGTATGGGATTATTCATAACGAATGGATTTACACATGATACGATCGAGTTTCTTGACTATGGATTTTGAAATGCCCGGGAAAATATAATTACCCGATTCTTTATAGGGGCATTGGCCTTCCAACATGGAAGCAACCATCAAAACTCGGTATAACATGATTGGGAACCGGAAAGAATTCACGCTCAGTTTCCTTTGCTCGACGTCGTAATTGCCGTTTGATTTCTTTCCCACGACCCGGCTATATTGGTAGGCGACATTGACCGAATCCGGATTGATTGACCAATTGGGGATTTCCACAACTTTCCGATTTTCACATACGAAGTAATAGCGTTTAGATGCGGTGTAGGCAATACCAATCTGGTCGGGGGCATTATCAAAGGTGAGATCTGAGAAATCATTTTTCGGTGATAACTCGAATGCTGAGATGATTGAGTCCACACTCGGAAAATGTTTCAAAATCTCTTTTCCGTTAAAAGTATACTGCTTTAATTCACAATTCTGAGGGCCCTCACTGCGATAAATGGCGGGACGCAACTTTTCGCATCCATCTATGGATGGTTGCTTGTTTATGAAGAGGTGCCTCCTTTTGTGTGAGATCATCATCGGTTCCGTCACCTTAAACGACTTACTGCCGCAATAATCCACATTGCCCGCATAGAATAAGGGCAAAAACAAGGTCCATGCAGGGTGTTCTGTAATTTGTAGATTAAACTGTATGTTTAGATACTCACAATAGCGTTTAATAGTGTCATAATTGATCTTGTCATAATGACACATCCATAAGAACAACAGGTGTTGAACCTTTTCGATATCTTTATTCATCCTCTGTGACATATGATTTATATGCCTCCGGATCCGGTCTCTCTACTTGTGTAAGCAGGCTGTTCAATAGGCCGGGCGTCAAATATCCTTCTGTATCGATTTTTTCAACAATTCGATACTCCTCATCTTCAGCTATAACGAAGGTGTCGGTTTTTGGCAAACATCCAAAATAGCGGATGCATTGCGTAGCCAATGGCAATCCAGCATCCTCTGTAGGAACCAGGATGATCCTAAGGTTTCCTGGGAATGCAAGGGTGGAGCCAGGGAATACACTTCGCAGTTTTAGAATCATATCTACGACAGGCTGAAGATAGCAGGGTAAATAAGATATATTTATATTACGCAGAACATAATAATGCATCTCATCGGGCGTCTCCCAACTGTGCTCTACGATTCTCTTCAACCCATTTGCCCATACATATTCAAACGATTGCCACTTTGGAGTGACATCTTCAAGCATATAACAACAATTACCGGTAGCCTGGATAATTGCATTGACAATTCGATGATCCGGTATTAACAAAACATGGTTATATGCCAATAGCGAAATCAAGTGGTTCGAGAGGCTGAGTCTCCTATTATTGTTTCTTAATCCATTTCTCAATCTGCTCTCCAGCTCCTCTTTGTTCTGAATTGGTTGTGATTCGTTATGTACGGTCAGTAATTCACCATTCTCTGCAAGATGAGTGTGGTTCGAGGTCAATGATACAATGATATCACGCAGCACATCGCAATCCTTGAGAATCCGATCTTTCTCGTTTGTTATTTTTTGTAGCGAGTTTTCCTGAGTTTCAATCTTTTTTTTGTTTGATGCGATATGGGCCAATTGTTGCTTAATTGCAGCTTGATATTGATTCTGCTCTTCCTCCAACTTTTCTTTTTGTGCCTGGGCCTTTGCAGTTGCGGTGTTCACCTCGCGCTCAAGTTGAGCCACGCGCTCTTTTTGCTCACTTTGTAAAGACTGGTATTCTCGTTTGTATTGGCTTTGTAGATTAGTAATCAATTGCTCGCTGTATTTTGCAACGGAACGATCGATACACTCTTTGAATAATGGATTCTCTGCTAATGCCTGAATTTGCCGGGCATTCAGGAGAAAGTTTCCAAACATCAAAGATATACGCGTGATACGAGACTCCAGAACCTCATTTGGGACACCTTTGGCTGGAATCGTATTCTTGATCTCCGATAGTAATTTGTCCCTATCCTCGTTCTGCAAGATGGAACCCCATGCTTTTGTTACATAGGTTTCAACGAACCATTCCTTCAGTTGCTCATCTGGCATTATGTCGAGATAAGTAGCCGTTCCAGCAATGTTGTCATTCATGATGACATACCTGGATCGGTCCCTGTCGTAGCAAATAATTCTATCTTGGTTGATGCTTAAAATATTGTTTAGATCCCATTGTTCGATGTAATAGTATGGCTGTCCGGTTTTGGGTGTATATCGATATAAAAATGGCCCGTCGTGAAAATAGGTAGTATCCTGATAGCCCGACAAAGTTTCATAGATTCCTTCTGGGTCCTTATGTCGAAGTTTTTCTTCGCAAACAACGACTCCATATTCTGCCGGAAGACCAGCATCTCGATCCCATACAAATTGATCATTCCCCTCATTATTAGATACTTGTATGCCAGTGTAGATGCATTGTCCGCATAAATTCCTATACCTTTTAAGAAAATTGGGCATGAAAATAAGCCCGCGGGTAGGGAATTTTTCTTTTATCTCATCGGGATAAAGACGTTTGAATTTCCATCCAGCATCTGGATCGATATATCCGATTACTCGGAGATAAGCATGTATTCCGTTTGTGTGAGGTTCAACGACTCCCACTACTTTTATAGTCGTATAATCTAAGGAATTCATATATTATTTCTGAATATTCAACATTCTAATTGCGACATTGGGCTCGCCTGTCTGAATGGCTTTATTGGATTGCTGTGCTTTGCACCATCGATATAAAACCGATCCGGTTGAGGAGGCGGTTCCGTTCGAACTATAAGCATGATAGTCGAGTCCGACAATCTGTCCCTGTTGGAAGTCGACGTCCCACACTCTTGCTTTTTTATTATCAACTAACCACCTGGGATTGTCATTCCAAGGAGCAAAGTCCTTTATATCGTGGTCGACTATATGAATCCCGATGCTTTTGTATCCAGGTATTTTGATCTTATGCACTCCTATTCCAAGAGGTAGTCGATTGTAACCAGACAAACCTTGATACGGCTTATCATCGATATAAAAACGTAAATCTTTGTCTAAGTCAAGAATTGGAGGAGCGTCTAATAGATAATTGGGCATATCTCGGGAGATTCTTAAGCCTCCGTATAATCGGTATGGTCGCTTTTCGGTCGTATAGAATTGAGGATATCTCTTTGGATTCAGCTTCACTAAGGCATTCATCCCAAAACGTTGGATAACATCCTGTTCATGAAATCCTTTTGACGTGTTGACAAATAAAGCTATGCCTTCGTCATTTTCATTGAGATATCTTGTTTCTGTATAATCCTCATACAAGGGATCCTTTTCAAATAGGATTGTGTTAGGGCGTTTGAATGTATAATATGGCTTTAGCTCGTTGAGAATGTTCGTAAGAGGGAAAAGAGGGATCTGTTTTACTCGTTGGATTTCATTGCATATGTCCAGAATCCATTCATCTTCTTCCTGGCTGAGTCTTAATATGCATGATGATTTCTCGGCCCGTTTTGTCGCTTTTCGAGCATCACTATACTCTCCATCCCAGGAGAGATAATATTGAAAGATCTGCTTTTTCGCTGATCCCCAGGACGATTCTATAATTCGTCTGGCTCGATTAGTCAGGTTATTTGAGGGAAAGCCAAGGATGTTCCATAGCTCATCCTGAGATAAATCCTCATTGGGAACAATCCCTTTTGCAATGAATTCAGCGGCAAATCTTTTCAGATCCTCTCTATTTAATACTTGGGCAGAATGGACCTTGGGATATTGGACATATCGATCTTTTCCCTCCCGGGAACGGCAGGGATTGTCTATAAGAAACGATTCGTCCTCGCACCAGGCATAGTAGCGGGACCAAACGTAGTCTTGGTTGTCCTTTACCCAATTTTGCCAATCCGAAGTATCTATACCGAGGCATTCACATATTCGTTGCCTGTAATTAGCCGCAGTAAAACCATCTGCATTCTCCATCTTTGATGCCGCGTATAATTGAATGGCAATAATACCCAGCACGACCTCGATAGGCGAGTCATCTGTTAGAAATACGGCCTTATCATGACCTAGGGACAAGAGAAAGTTTGACTTTTCCAAGCCTGCATAATGGCAATATTGATTTATAAAAGAGCTATCGATAATTGGATAAACGTATTCGCCCTTTTTCTCATCAGTAAAGAAGTACTTGCGTACATAATCTCCCAGATTATATAATAATCTTGCTGTCACTCCTTGGTTTGTTATTGCAAACAAAAATATGAAATTTAGATGATTACTCAAACTTTGCGATACTATTTAATTATTGAATTTATTGTTGAATAGAGGCTCTTCGTTTAAATAGTTGTGTGTACTATTGAGGCGATGTCTCAATAATAATACTAGCTGTTTCATTAAGTTTGCTGCAAAGCAGATTCGATGAAGCGGTTTTCTTTCTGGCGACGCAAAGAGCGGCGTGACATCTCATCGGCCGAGTTCGAGGCCGCCGTGAACAAGGTCATTTCGGCAGATACGGTCACCGATGCCACCCGTGAAGTGTATATCACCGAGGAGGGTGCGTTGAACCTTACGGCCGTATGGGCCTGCGTGCGTATTCTCTCCGAGACGGTAGGGACATTGCCGCTCCATCTTTACCGGCGCACGGAACGCGGACGCGAACGACAGTACGGACATCCATGCCACCTACTGGTACAAGTCCCCAACAGCCACGCCACACGTTTTGATCTGATGCACCATCTGATGATTTCGTGTGCGCTGTGGGGCAACGGCTACGTCCGCATCTTCCGCGACCGTCATTATCGTCCGGAGCGGCTGCTGTTCCTGCATCCGGCGCGTGTCGAACCGCTGCTCACCGATAACGACGAACTCTTCTATCGGCTCGACACGGGAGAACTGCTTCCGAACGACGATATGATTCACCTGCGTGGGCTTTCGACCAACGGCTATAAGGGTAAAAGTCCGATAGCCGTGCATCGCGATAATCTCCAACTCTCCGTCTCGGCACAACTCTACGGCAAACGCTTCTTCGACCAGGGCGGCAACATGTCGGGCGTCTTCAAGTATCCCTCAACGCTCAAGCCTGAAGCCTACCAGCGCCTGAAAAAGGACTTGTTGGCCCAATCAGTCGGGCTGCACAACGCCCACGTGCCGCTGCTGCTGGAGGGCGGCATGACCTACGAACGCATTTCGATTCCGCCCGAGGATGCGCAATTCATTGCCACGCGCAAGTTCCAGAAGACGGAGATAGCCACCATCTACGGTATTCCGCCCCACATGATTGCCGACCTCGAACGGGCCACGAACAACAACATCGAGCATCAGGGCATGGAGTTCGTGCAATACTGCCTGATGCCGTACCTGGTTCGTATCGAGGAAGAGTTCAACCGCAAACTGCTGCGCGAGGAGGAGTTCGGCGAATATTACTTTCTCTTCGGCTTGAACGGGCTGTTACGCGGCGATGCCAAGACCCGTTCGGAATACTACAAGAACATGAACATCGTCGGAGCAATATCGGCCAACGAGATCCGCGCTCTGGAGGATATGAACGCCTATGAAGGAGGCGACACCTATTTCGTGCAGATGAACATGCAGACAATCAAACATGCGATATATGGAGAAGAGAACAACGCCGGTTGATGGCCTTGAAATCCGGAGCCTCGTGGGCGACCTACACATCGAGAGCCGGGACACGGGGACGACAGGTCGGACGATCGTCGGCTATGCCGCGAAATTCGAGTGCTGGAGCGACCCGATCTTGGGCTGGTTCCGCGAGAAAATTGCGCGGGGTGCTTTCGATGGGTGCGACATGCAGGACGTTATCATGTGTTTCAACCACCGCGACGATGCGATTTTGGCCCGCACGACGAGCGGGACGCTTCGTCTGGAGGCCGACGACGTCGGGCTGCGTTTCGCGTTCGAGGCGCCGCATACGACCGTGGGCAACGACATGCTGGAGTTAGTGCGGCGTGGCGACGTATCGAAATGCTCGTTCCGCTTCGGCGTGAAAGAGGATGTGTGGCAGTATGCCGATGCTCGGAACGGTCTGGACCTGGACGAGCGAACGATTCTGCGCTTCTCGCACGTGGTGGATGTCTCACTGGTCACCTTCCCTGCCTATCCGGCCACCGAAGCATCAGTGCGTCGTCTCGAAGAGCGCAAACAGGAATGGCTGCGCGAGCAGACTACGCAACCAAGTCGATTTATTCCTGAAAATGAACGCCGTCTGCGATTTTGTGATTTTCTCAGAATCGTTAATCGGGGATAATCTGAAATTCGTATCTTTGTAACAGCCGTCGAATATCCGACGGCTGTTGTCGTACAATCAAACAAATAAACAGTAATGAAACTGCAGATACCCAACAAAGAGGTTCAAGAGCTGTTAACCGATCGCACATTTGATTATCCCAAATATGCGACACAGATTATGAATCTTGCGAACCAAAATGCACAAGGCACACGCTCGAATGTAGTAGGACAAATGAGCGAGCTCATTCAAGAGTTCGGATCCGGTTCGATGTCAGAATGGGCAGCATGGTACAAGGCGGGACACCCGGATGCCATAGAGATTGCTACGGATCGTGTATATCGAATGATCGAGATGCTCAAAGAGAGCATCCATACTATCGACAGGACAATGGTACAACGGTGGGTCGAAGAACTTGTAGTCGTCAAAACCTATTGCGGGCTCAAATTTCAGGAAGCTATTCTCCGCAAAATTGCAGAAGAACGGCATGTTGAATATCGGTTGGCTTCACCGGAAGAAGAGGCTCAGGGTGTCGATGGCTTTATCGGAGAGCAGGCCGTAAGCATCAAACCCGTGACGTACCGTCAAATGAACGAACTTCCGGAACATATTGATGTCCCAATCATTTACTATGATAAAAAGAAGTCGGAGATAGTTGTTGAATATAATTTTAATTGAAATTATTGGAGGAATTTATATGCAGGACGAAATAAAAAAATTGGTGAGTTACATTCCTGTTGGGAAAGCAAATCCTATTAATGCGTCTGAATTGGCAGAAAGAATGGGGCTACCATCGGAGCCTAATCAAGAAGAGCTCAGAGCTATTATCCGACAAGCTATTGCAGAAGGAGAATTGATAGGAAGCAGCAGTTCCGGTTATTGGATTGTCGATTCTATTGAAGAACTCAATAGTGTCATAGATTCATTGGAGCGAAGGGCACAAGGTGTATGTGACAGACGGAATAAGCTTCTTGCATCATGGAATGACTCTCATCCTGAGGATCAAACAGATCGGGCCCTTTTAAGCGTAAGGCCTTAAAAAGTAAGCGCAATCTGTGTGCCTGCGGGAACAGAAGCCGGTTGCTTTCTGTTCCCGATTTTTATTTTCATGCACACTGGTGCCGTCGCAGCATATTCTGCTGTAAAATTATGCTTGTCTCCGGAAATGGATGACAGATAAACGAATCGCATGTCCGTTTCCTGCGATGTCATGACCGGCATATCAAGATGCTCGTTGTAGTGTTTGATCTCCTTGCTCTGCATGCGTTCGGAAACGAATCGTTTGTGTGCAGTAATTCTTCTGTCTATTACGTCGTTCATTTCGGCGACTGAAGACGACAGAATATTGTCGGCGATAATTTCAATAAACTTGTCGTCGATTTCATATCCGATACTGTTCCGGTTGCTCATAATGGCAGCCAAAGTCGTGGTTCCTGTTCCGAGGAAGGGATCCAGTACCGTATCTCCCTGCAGGGAGTACATGTTGATCAACCGATAAGGAATCTCCAATGGATATGCAGCACTGCGATCACGGCTGTCAGCGGAAATCTTTTGTTTCGTTCCCTTGATGTTGTCCCAAAGATCGGAAAACCAGACATTGCGTTCTTCCCAGAAAAACGAACTTTCACGTCGCCGCTGTTTATCTTCGATCGTTTTGAATTCGCGCTTTCCTCCCTTGCGGAAAATAAGGATCCATTCGTGCTCCAGTGTCACATAGGCACCGGCCGGCAACATGCCGGACCCCATGAACTTGTTCGGGGCATTCGTCTGTTTGCGCCAAATGATATTGGGAAGGTTGACGAATCCATGCGAAATGAAGTGACTGATGATTCTCGAATGGTTTGAATAGAGCGCAAAATTTCCGTTGATCGTCCGGGTGGCATCTCCGATATTGATGCAGGCTATGCCTCCCGGGACAAGAACACGGGCGACTTCGTCCCATACCCGATCCAGCTCGGCATGCATGAGCTCGAATGCAACATCCGCCCGATTCTCCTGTAAAGCAACAACCGTATCGGGATTTTGGGCGCCGAAAATCTCATCCCACATTTCAATCATGGGGTATGGTGGCGACGTAACAACCAGTTCAACCGAATTGTCGGACACTTTGCTCATTTGTTGCGCGGCTCCCGTATATATGTTGTGCTTTGTTTTCATACGACAAAGATAATCCTTTTATTCCGATATATACGTTCTATCCTCTCAATTTATCCCGATACAGGAAATCCAGATATAGAGTGCGACAATGTTTCGCCCGGGAGCGACTGGGTGGAATTAAGTTTGCCTGTGAACGAAACGAAAAATCTATGAGCAAACTGAAATCCCTCAAAGAGAGCCGCGCGGCGATCTTCACGCAGATCGACGAATTGCGCACGGCGACCGACGGGCGCGAGATGACCTCCGAGGAGGAGGTCCGGTGGCAGCAACTGCTTGCCGACTACGAGAAGGCCGATCGTGCCGTCGAGGCCGAGGAGCGTTACGTGGAGATCGAACGCCGGCAGGCCGAACGTCAATACGCTGCCCGCGAAACGACTGACAATGGCTCCGGTCTGCAGACTGATGAATACCGCTCGGCGTTCCGCGATTACCTGCAACACGGTGCCACGGGTGTCTCTCCCGAAAGCCGTGCGCTCTTCGAGCAGCGGGCCGGTCTCACCGGACTTTCGGCCGGCGTTCTTGTCCCGGCGACGCTCGCCGAGAACATCGAGGTGGCACTGAAAGCCTACGGCGGTATGTTCGAGGCCGGCACGATCCTCACCACGACCTCGGGCGGCGATCTGATCCTCCCGACGGTGAACGACACGGAGTCGAAGGCAACGGTCGTGGCCGAGTATCAGCAATCGACCAAGTCGGCGCCGTCGTTCGGCTCGGTAACCCTCAAGGCCTACACCTACCGCACGCCGATTGTCCCCGTATCGCTCGAACTGCTGCAGGACTCGGCCTTCGACCTCGAAGCGCTGCTGTCGGGACTGTTGAGCGACTCGTTTGGCCGCGGCATTAATGCAGACCTCACCTCGGGCAATGGCACAGGCAAACCTTCGGGTATCGTGGGTGCCGCTACAGCCTGCAAAACGGCACCGGCAGCCACGGCTATCACGCTTGACGACATTATCGAACTGATCAAGGGTGTCGACTCTTCCTATGCGCGCAACGGTCGCTTCATGTTCAACCGCAACACGCTCTGGGCGCTGGTCAAGATCAAGGACTCGACGGGACGCTACATCTGGCAGGAAGGAGCGCGCGACGGTACGCCGCCGACGCTCTTCGGCAAGGGGTATGTGCTGAACGATGATCTGGAAGATATCGGTGCCGGCAAGACCTCGGTGCTCTTCGGCGACCTGTCGAAGTACCGCATCCGCATGGTAAAGTCGTTCCGCGTCATCCGGCTTAACGAACTGCTCGCAGAGTACCTCTCGATCGGACTGTTCGGCTTCGCGCGTGTCGATGGCGTGCTACTCGATGCCGGTACGCATCCGGTCCACAAACTGGTTCACAAATCCGCATAGAAGATGCGTGTTCTCGAGAACGGTGAGCCGCCGATACCTCTGGACCTCGCCCGGCAGCACCTGCGGGTAGGCAGTGCCACCCATGACGATACCCTGATTGCTGCGAAACTCGACATGGCAGTTGCCGTGGCCGAGGACCTGTCGGGACGTTTCATCCGGCAGCGGAGAGTTGAAGTCGAAGCGACGCTTCCCGTCGTCGAGCATCCGACGCTCCGGCTGCCCGTCCCGACGACGGGCGTCGAGCGGCTCACTGCCTCTCGTGAACCTCTTTCCGACGACCAGTGGCAACTGCATGCCGACGACTACACGGCCTGTCTCACGTTCGATGCCTTCTGCGGTGGCATGCAGATTTCGGCGACATTGCTTGTCGGCTATGACGAAGAGAGCCTTCCGCCCGCTATCCGGGCCGCCGTGCTGCTTATTCTGGGTACGCTCTACGACAACGAATCGGATGCCTTGGTCGGCCGTTCAGTCTCCGAACTGCCGCTCACGGCCGAAAAACTCCTGCTTCCGTGGCGGGTAACCCCATACGGCGATGTTTGACCACCGAATCGAAATCCTCGAATACGTTGAGGAGCGCGACGCCTACAACGATCGTACGCAACGTCTGCGGAGCGTGGCCGTCTGCTACGCACAATATACCGAAGCCGGTGGCCGCGAAAACCTCTATGCGGGCCGTATCGTTCACGAAAACGAGGCGGTCTATACAATCCGGTGGATTCCCGACCTGCGCCCCGACATGGTTGTCCGCGACGAAGGAATACTGCGGCACATCACCTCCATCCACGCCGAGGGCCGCCGCTGGCGACTTCACATCAAATGCAGGAAAAGCGATGCTGACACTGAAAGTTGACGGTTACGTCGAAGCCAAACGCATTATGGACCAACTGCCCAACAACATGCAGAAGCGGATGCTGCTCACGGCGCTGCGCACCTCGGCACAACCGATGCTCCGCACGGCAAAGGGCCGCGTCCCGGTACGCACGGGCCGTCTGCGCAGGCAACTGCGCATCGTACGCTTCCGCGACCGCAATGCGCCCAGGTCGGAGGTGGATGTTGCCGTCAAGCCGGTCTTCGAACGTACCAAGCGAAAGGGCTCTGTAAACCAGTATTACGGCAAGTTCATCCACGAGGGTACGAAGGACCCGCGAACCTCGCGCAAGGGACGGCTGCTCGTCTTCGAGAACGAACGCGGCGAGAAGATCTTCACGCGAAGCGTGCGCGGCCTACGTGCCGTTCCTTTTCTGGAGATTGCCTACTCGCAGGAATCGGAGCGTACCGTGGCGCTCTTCGGCGATGCGCTGGCCGCGGCCGTCGAGAAGTTCGTCGTCCGCAACTTCAAAGCCGTATCGCCATGACCGATTTCAAGACCCGCCTTATCGCCCTGATCGAGGCTGCCGTTCCCGAGTTGCAGGGGCGCGTGCAGGCCGGGGCCGTCGATGCCCGCACGCCGACTCCGTTTGCGGCCTTCACCGTTCCGGAGGAGACCCCGGTCCGTACGCTGCACGGCATTGCGGGCTACGTGACCACCTTTGAGGTTGCAGTCTGTGACGGCCGCTATGCTGCCGCCGAGCAACTCAAACACCGCATCATCGCGGCGCTGGAGGGCGCAGGGTTCGAGGGGCACCGCAGTTACCTCCGCTCCTCGGCCACGGAATACTATGCCGACGGCGACCTGCACGGCATCACACTTACCTTTCGAATCATCTGAACACAAAACAACAGACGCTTATGCCGGAATCCATTGGAACGAAAAAGATTATCCAGGGCGAGGACATCATCCTGCTTGTGGATGAGAAGACGACGCTTCATGCCACGTCGCACACGCTGAAGGTCGATCTGGAGATGAAGGAGTTGCGCACGAAGGACACCAACGGCAAGGAGAAGGCTCCGGGCGACATATCCTGGTCAGTCGACGGCGACGGACTGGTGATACTCGACGACTCGATCGAGAATGCCCACTCTTCGGAAGACCTGTTAGGCATCGTCCTCTCCAAGAAACTGGTCGACGTGGTCATCAAGTCGCCGCTCACGGGGCTTGTGAAGATGTACACGGGCAAGGCCTACATCACGACCTTTTCGCTCTCGACGCCCGCGGGCGACAACGCCACATACAGTTACTCTCTTACCGGCAGCGGGAATCTGACTCCTGCCGACAATCCGCAATCTTGACACTACGCATACCATGAACGAAATCATCATCCACGGCACGTCGCGCCCGATTCATTTCGGACTGCGTGCCATTCATGAATTCACCCGGCAGCGCGGCGCGGACTTCGCCTCGACCGTCTCGTCGGCCGAAGCCCTCTCGACGCTCGACAGCATCGTGGCGCTGACCGCCACGGGACTCAACGAAGGAGCCCGACGTGCGGGCGACGACCGGCGCTACACCGAAGACGAAGTATGGGACCTCTTCGACGAAGATCCGACGCTTATTCTGACCGTCTCGGACCTCTTCGTCGAGAGCATCTCACCGCTCACGGATCGTTTGGGCGAGATGGCACGCACCGATACCGTGTCGCAAGGCCCAAACCGGCCGCGCCCGACGGCGGGACGGCGGCGACCCTGAGTTATGAACGATGGTTCGCCCTGGCCGTCGGGCAGATGGGCTTCGCACCCGAGGTTTTTGCGGCGATGACACCCGCCGAGTTCTGCTATGCCTGGCTTGGTTGGGCACACCGCGAGGAACGGAGCGCTCGTCAGGCGTGGGAGCGTGAACGGTGGAGCGTATGGGTGCTGACAAGCCTGCAACTCGACCGCAAGGACCGCCGGCCGATGTGCGAGATGTTTCCGCTGCCGTGGGAGAATGTTCCTTCCCGCGAGATTCATGAACCAACCATGCAGGAACGCATGGAACGTGCAACCGAAATGAAACGATGTATCCGAAAATAACGTTTATTCTGTTGGCCGCGACGGCATGCGGTTGTTCACCGCTTCGGGAGATACACTCCGACCGACGTACCAACATTCGCATTGCGGACTCGACCCTTACGGAGCGGATCCGGCAGGAGTTCGAGCGACAGTTAGCGACGCTGCGTCAAACTGTCGTCGAGTTCTATCCACCGGCGCAGTGGCCTCCGTCCTCGGAGAACGAGCCAATTCTGCCGCCCGACACGCTCGATCTGCTCCTTCCGCCGCCGAAGATTCCCGCAACGTCCCGGCCGGCCGTGCGTCGCATCATCCACACCGAGGCCATTGCGGCACACGACCGAACCTCGCTTTCCGACAGTATCTCCCGCAGCCGCATCCTTGCCGCAGCGCGCAACGACGAACGAACCGCACTCGAGGAGAGACCCAATCCGGCCGCTACGTCGTGGCTCAAATGGACGGCCGCCTGCCTGCTGCTTGTGTTGTTGATTCTCCTGTGGCTGAAACTCCGTTAAACCGACCATCATGAAAACTCCGATTTCCTACTATGGCGGCAAACAGATGCTTCTGAAGCACATCCTGCCGCTCATCCCCGAGCATTCGCTCTATACCGAGGCCTTCTGCGGCGGCTGCGCCGTGCTCTTCGCCAAGAAGCCGGTACGCTGCGAGGTCATCAACGACACGAACACCGAACTGGTGAACTTCTACCGCGTGGCGCAGATGAAGTACCCGGCACTGAAAGAGTTGATCGACACGACGCTCCACAGCCGCGAGATTCACGCCCATGCACGGCATATCAACGCCCATCCGACCTTCTTCACCCCCGTCGAACGGGCATGGGCCGTGTGGGTATGTACGAAGTTGGGCTTTGCCTCGATGATCGACGGCACGTTCGGGTATGACCGTACGGGAACCACGACGCAGAAACTCCGCAATGCCCGCGAAGCCTTCACCGAGGAGTTGTGTCGGAGGCTGGAACATGTTGTTGTCGAGTGCGAAGACGGTGTTCATCTCATCCGGCGCTACGACACGCCCGAAGCCTTCCATTTCGTCGATCCGCCCTATGTGGGCAGCGACTGCGGCCACTACAACGGAACGTTCGACGAGGCGGATTTCATGCGGCTGTTGGAGACGCTTGCTTCCGTGCGCGGCAAGTTCATGCTGACGATGTTCCCGCATGCCGGGATCGAACGCTTCGCCTCACAGTACGGCTGGAAGATCCACCGCATCGAACGCACGATCACGGCCTCGAAAGTCTCACGCCGCCGACAGGAGGAGTGGATCGTAACGAACTACTAATCAAATTAAGATACTGAAAAACACCCTAATTTGAAATTAATTACCAGAAGTAAATATTCCCTCTATTGCTCGATTTATCGCGATTCGGATATCGTCAGCTTCTGTTGAGCCCATACCTTCTGCTGTGCTTGTACAGATGACTTCGTGGTTATTTGCATCTAAAATCTGCAATGTAATTTCAATCGTGTATCCCCAGAATACATTTCGTCTGCCGCTCTCTCCATAATTGACAATTATTGTCTTTTCGGCAATCTCTGATGTTACTTCCGGAACAATAGTAAAGCCATATTTTATGAGAGATCCTGAAATGATATCGCTTGGATTAACGCTTTTGGTTTGAGACGAACCATAGATTCCATAAGCGTTACCATATACACCGCTATTGCTTGAAGTTAAGCCGGATGTAGGCGTAATATATGCATATTTATATCCGATAATGGGGCTTTGACGGGATATAGACACAGGCTTTAATGATGCACAACCGCTAATAGTTATTGCGCATAAAAAGGCAAGTAATATTTTCAGATTCTTCATATGTAGTTTTTGTTAGATTGTAGGTTGTTACAAATATACAAGTTTCTTTACGATATAACAATATTCTTGATCTATTTTTCATGTGTTATTGACAAGGGGTATATTCTTGATAATAAGGTTAATAATCCGCGAAGTAATTTTGCATATTCCGAAATGTAATACCATCTTTGTCCTGCAACAAACTATTAATAGTGTGTTATGAAGAAGAGCGTTATCGTCAACGGAACCCGCCGCCTGGTGGAATTTGAATACCGCGTAACCGACAAGTTGATCTCCTGCCAAGTCTGCAAACGCTACGACCGTCGCTGGGGCTGGCTTCAGGTTCGAACCTCGTATCACGAGGCTGTGGCCATCATTGACGGCGTCGAGTACCCGGGCGTACGTCGATGGCATTGCGAGGGTGGCCGCTACTCGGAACAATACGGCTACAACGGTCACTTCTACAGTTCGCACAAGAAGATGATTGAACGTATTCTCGAACTGGCAGAATCGACCCCCGAAAAACGTCCGGCATAATCAGTCTTATGTCTTCAAAACAGCCTCTTATAGGCTGTTTTTTAACTTTAGGTGATAAGTGATAATTGCCTGTAAACAAAAATAATAAACATCACAAGATTAACTTGACCGTTTCAAAAGATGATGTTATGTTTGCACAGTAACAAACGATTGAATAACAGCAAACTATGGATGCCAGAATAAAGCGACTCAACAGCCGTATCGACCGACTTGAAGCCGAATTTGAGCGCAACCGCCAACAGTTGCTCCATCTGGCAGAAGAGAACCGCCGTGGCACATCGGACTACGACGCGCTGTTGGAGCGCAACCTGCACATCAACGACGAGATCCACAGCCTGCTGACCGCAATCTGGAAATTAGAAGAGCAGCAACAGCACCAATAAACCTTTCAAGCAAAATAATATGATGTACGGACTGATGATCGAACAGTGGGAGGATGAACGCGCGCTTTACGTTGAGCGGTGCGACGAGATGCAGCGAAACGATGAATACGGTCCCGAGTGGCAGGCACTCAATATCCGGATTGCAATGATCGATGAGTTCCTTGCCTTTCTCAAACGCTGCGCGACCCGCGAGGCGGAACACCAAGAGGCGACGGCCGGTGACATCGAGATCCTGAACCAGCATCGGACCGAGTGGAATATGTACACCTGCCGCATTTTGGAGCGGTTCTACGGTTCCGAGCATTTCCATTGGACGACAGATGGCAGGTCGATCAACATCACGCTTCACGGGCTCAAGGCGGCAGATTACCATCGCATCATGCGCACATTGGATTAACTCTCAAAAAACGATAATCATGGAAGTGAAAGTTGGCGACAAGATCCGCATCATCCATCTAACGGGCGAGAACGGCCGTTACGACGGACGCGAAGGCTCGGTCAAGTACATCGATGCCATAGGACAACTCCACGGCACCTGGGGCGGCCTGGCCGTCATTCCGGAGGAGGATGAATTCGTCGTTATCGGATAACACAAAAACAACTTGTAGCAGGGAGGTTTAGCCTCCCTTTTTTCGTTTGTCTGCAAATTTTATTTAACTTTGTTAAATGCCGACATGCAGCAGAAAACGAGACCAAACCTAAAGACAATCGTATGAGTACCCTGGAACGAGCCATCGAGATTGCCACCGAGGCGCACCGCGGCCAGCGCGACAAGGCCGGGAACGACTATATCGGCCACCCGTTGCGGGTCATGGCTGCCGGCAAAACCCCCGAAGAGAAGATCGTCGGGGTGCTGCACGATGTAGTCGAGGACAGCAACTGGACGCTGGAGGGATTGGCGGCCGAGGGGTTTGCGCCCGAAATCATCGAGGCGCTGCGCTGTTTGACCCACGCCGAAGAGGAGCCCTACGACCGTTATATTGCCCGCATAAAGGGCAATCCGCTGGCCGTGGCGGTCAAGCTGAACGACTTGACGGACAACATGGATATTCGTC